GGGATTTCAGCGCCTTTTTGCGGCGGCGGGTCTCGCCGGATTTCTTGCCGCCCTTTCTGCCGTTTTCTCTTGCTTCGCTCTCGCTTCGATTTGAGAACGGCACTAAATTCTTATCATTCAACATCACCACCTGCTTGCATAGAAAAAGCGCCCGGGCGATTGCTTCGGGCGCTTTTCAGTTTTTCATGCTACCATTATAGCACAGGTGGTATAGGACATTCAAGGACATCTTATCTGAATAAGCGCCTGTCCGTGTAACCTGCATACCTGCTTATAGCTGTAATCCATTCGGACGGCTATCTCCTCCAGCGTAAGGCAGTTGATGTATTTCAGCTCCAGCAGATGGCGCAAACGCTCGTCCGAGACTGCCGATATCGCCGCGCGTATCTCCCGCTGGAGGTCTATGCTGCGGTCTATGTCCTCGTTTATCTCGCGCTCCAGGTCTACTATCCGGGCGGTTATCTCGCCGATACGGTCGCGGGGCGTTGAGCTGTGCGCGCCGTCCGAGCTTCCGGAGCTTACCGTCTGAGCTTTTCGGCGAAGCTCCCCGACCTGCTCCAGCTTCGCGTTTATGCTGTCGTTCTGCCAACGGTAGCGGGACAGGTATTCTTTAGCGGTCATTCGGCGCCCTCCTGTTCCAATCTGTCTTTGCTTCGGTCTTTGTTTTGTACAGAGCTGTTTCTTTGCCACACACTCTGCATTTGTACAAATAACCACGTTTCGTTCTCTGTCCAAATTTGCTCTTGCGATAAAGAGGCTCAGGATATCCGCCACACTTACATTTGAGTTTCTTCATCATCAGCCCTCCTGTTCCATTTGTTAGCAGCTTCCTGCATAGTTTCGCTTGCGCTCTGCTGTCTGATTTCGAATGCGCAATTAAATACATCACTGTGTGAAACATAATAGCTTACGAAGCCGTTTTCCAGACACTCCAAGCGCATAATGATCGCCTTGCCCCCGCAGAACGGGCAGGGCTTTAATTTGATTTCAGGCATCTGTGTCGCCTCCGTCTTTATCACGTTTGGGAGGGCAAAGATCCATCTTAGCGCCGCATGATTGGCAATAATTCGTCCGGTGCTTACCGCCGTGCGTTTTGCAGCTGCTGCATATGTACGGTCTCCATGTGTATTCGTCGTACGGCTTCTGATATATCCAGTACGCATGCACCACCGGAGCGACATCAGCGGCAGGCTCGTCCTGAATTGCTTCGTACGCCGCGTTTATCGCCTCGTCCCAGCCTGCCGTATAGCTTCCGGGTTCGGCACCACAGCCGCCTATATCGTTCAGAATCTCCAATGCGCGTTCGCGCGCTATGTATTCACTCATTCCTTGCACTCCTTTCCGAGCCATTCCGTCAGCAGAACCTTATCCCTGCCGCAGATCACTGCCACCGAACAATCATCTTCGTCCGTAATCTCCATAAGACTGTCCGAAATGATATCCGCTACATCTTTGTCCTCGTACTCAGAAAATCCGAGTGCAGCTGCGAGATGCTCACGATTAGTCATTCCCGCTCACCTCCAGATATGTTCCCGATAAATTCCGCCGCGCAAATCCCTCCTCGTGCAGCGTGAGCTCCACGAACTCCAGCGCGAGCCGGAGCTTTCCGAGCGGCGAATGCTCCTTGTAAATTTCGTTTACCAGAGCGCCCATGCGCACCCGGCTTTCCGTGTACTGCCGCGCCGCGTTGAGATTCCCGGTCAGCGCGTCTATGTCGTCGCGGTAGTCCTTGAGCGCCTTGTCGCGCTCGCTTCGAGCCTGCTCCCGAGTCAGCCCCTCATGCCGTGAACGATAGCCGATGTCCTGTATCCGGTCGAAATAGCGATACTCCGCAGCAGGGAACCCGTTGAAGTCGAGCTGACCATCGTAAGCCTGCCGCTCCAGAACCGCGAACTCCTCCAGATTTTTGAAGTTGTGTTTTACCATATTTTCGGAAAGGTGACGGGTATGACGGCTTACTATAACTTCTTTTATATATTTTATAATTTTCAAATTTTCTATAAAAGGGTTATATAAACCCGTCACACCCGTCACCCCTAAAATTTACCACCTTTCATTAATGATATAATTTCAGCCCTAAAAAGTACTTTCCGGTTTTCTTGGCGACCTTGCTGAACCGCTTTTCCATCTCCACAGAGAACTTCGTATTGCTCATCTTGAACTCCGTATTTGCCTCGCACCATGCGGAATAGGCGGCGTACAGCTCCGAGGATTTCGCGCTGAAGCCCTCGCCCACCTCGCAGCGGTCGTCGAGGAAGCCGGATATCACGTCCATCTCGCGGCGGTATTCGCGGGTCATGTCGAGGACGGCTCTCGGCTGCTTCAAGCCCTCCCTCTGCCAGAGGAGGCAGCCCTCGACCGCCCACCGCAGGATAGCCGGGTACTCGCGTTCCAATTTGGATTTGAGCTGCCTGTCCACCTTATCGACGGGTATCTGCACCGTGAACGGTATCATATGTATTCTGCGCCAGATACCGTCGTCAGTGCCGCGGATTACGGGCTTGTGGTTCGTTGCCATCCACAGCTTGAATTCCGGCTTGAACTCGAACTCGTTGCCGTAGAGCTTACGCGCCGTCACCGCGTCGTCGCCGGTGAGCTGTTTTATCAATCCCTCGTTGAGCCTTACGCCCTCGTTCGGCTCGACGGTAGTCACCATGCGCGCGCCCTTTAATCTCGCGATATCGGAGTTTATGCCGTTTCCCATGCTGTTCTTCACCATGATGGTTTCCGGCTGGATATTGCTCACGTAGTCCCCGAATATCTCGCGCAGGACGTCCAGGAACGTCGACTTGCCGTTGCGCCCGGTGCCGTACAGGAAGAACACGCACTGCTCGGACGTATCGCCGGTCATGCTGTACCCGACGGCTTTCTGTATGTACCTGATAAGCTCCTTGTCGCCGCCGAAGATGTCGTCAAGGAACCTGCGCCACATAGGACAATCGGCGTTATCCGTAAACTCTACCGGGCTGAATTTTGTGATGAAGTAATCGCGCTTTGCCGGGACAAGCTGCCCGGTCTTGAGCGACAGCGTGCCGTTCGGGACGTTGAACGCCATCTTGTGTTTATCAAGCTGAAACGGCATTATCGGGATATGGTGCTGTATTTCTTTTAGCATATTCTCCTTGGATTTGGCGGAACGGCTTGCCTTGATGTGCTTTGCAAACGCTTTCGCGGTATCGCTGTCGCCACTGCTCTCATACCATTCAGATTCCTGACGCATTTCGTCAATAGCTTTATCTGCGGCTCGCTTAGCGACCCCGTCAAGGTCGGTCGCCCATCGGCAGCCGTCCCAGTAAAGGAACACCTTGTCGGTGTAGTTGTATCGGAAATCCTCGCCGAACAAGTCGAGAAACCGCTCTGCGTTGCCCATATCGTCGAACGTGTAGAGCTTGGGCTCCGCGGCACCGCTCTCGCCAGCTCTCGAGCCTATCTTAACCCGGAACTTTACGGGCGGCTGATAGATGTTCGTACACTGCTCGCAGGCTTTCCGGATAGTCAGCGCGCCGTAGGTCGAGCCGGACTGCCGCCTGTCCCACTTGTCGCGCATAAGCCCGGAATTCCGGAAGATCTCGTCCATCAGCGCGGCGTTGCGCCCCGTCCAGAACGCCAGCATGTTGCAGAACGCCATATCCGCCTCGCTCTGGCTGGAGTACTCCGCGAAGTTCCCGGCGTAGAGCGCCTGAAAGCGGCTGCCGTTCTTCGCGCGGCTTGCGGCTTCGAGCACTTCCGAAACGGAGCAGGGCAGCGGAGCAGTCTGGACTATTCTCTGCGCAGGCTCTGACCTTGCGCCGCCGAGATACTTCTCGTGGAGCGGCTTTATCGCCTCGGTGCAGTCCTCGACCGCCGTGTATTCTCCGATGTTGTTTCCCGTCACCGTGAAGAATCTTCCGAAATCGTACATCTCGACGTTCCCGCGGTGGCGCGCGCCTTTCGGGAGCTCGCCCCGGCAGAGAATGTGTATCCCCTTGCCGGACGGCGAAAGCTCCGCGTAGCTGCGCAGCGCATGAATGAACTCGGAAACAATGCCGTTCCCGCCGTCGAGGAACTCGCGGATATCCGGCTCGATGCCGTCGATGTCAACGCCGAAGAACGGGGAATTCCCGAACATGAATCCTATTCCGGAGTGCTGCTCCGAAGCCTTTAAAGCGGTGTCGAAATCCGTCCAGGTGTCGGGGTTGTTGCTCTGGGCTTTGCCGCCGGTGCGGGGGTTTATCGGAATCTTGCCGATGTGCTCCGGGTCGTCCGGACGCGGCTGCGGGACTGCTTTCCAGCAAATCCAGTTTGGCAGATTTTTCAGTTCCTGCGGTATACTTTCGTACATATTTGTACCTCCTGATAATTATTCC